TCTTTCTACCGGGCACAAAAAACATTGAAACACTACATCACCGACTTAACAAAGGAGCAACAGGCATAATGTCAAACAAAAAACAAAAAGCACGAGAACAACGAGAACAGGACGAAAAGCAAGCACTTATCTGGGCAAAGCGCCACCAAACCGCTGAAACTGAACAGGCCAAATTATTTGAGAAGTTCAAAGACTTTTTCGATGTCATGTACGCCGTTCGCTCGTATAAGAATGTTGCTCCCTGGAGAAGTAAGATTTACATCCCAATCCTCGCCGGAAAAGCCTGGGACTTCATTGCCAAGATTGCAGACATTGAACCGCGCTTTGTGGTTACGATTCGAGATGAATGGGTAGTTGGAGACGATGGCAAACCAATGTTCCCTCAAGAAGTCAATGACCGAGCTGAGAAGATTTCTAAGAAACTCGACTTTGATTACAAGAACCCCCTACAAGACGAAAGCCCCCGCGATAAAGTCTACTCAACGCTGGTTGATGTCGTGGTTACAGGCTCAGGTTTTGTTGAAGTAACCCGTGAAGTCCAAGAGAACCAATACAAGGCGCACGAAGCTGTGGGTGACAAAGGCAACGTCAACACTGATGAAGAAATCATTGAGACAATTACTGAAGGCAGTAACGGTATACAGCCTGATTCTGTCTTTAACTGGAAGTTTGCCCCCGCCTCAAATAGTGTTCAATCTGCTCCGTGGATTATCCATGATGGACTTGAAACCCTTGATGAGCTGAAGCAGTGTGACGAGTACGACCAAGACAAACTTGATACGATTGACGATGACTTCCAGACTGATTCCGACCCAATGGCGCAGTACTCGGTCTCTCGTAACCGTTTAGTGCAGACGGAAGATTCAGTCGCAGCTGACACTTCGGTTAAGTTCTTAAAAACCCACAAGACTTTCCACCGCGACGAAGAGGGTAAAGTGGTCATCCAAAAATGGGTTGAAGGTGGCACGGATAACAGCGAAGAAGGTAGCTGGATTTGTATCTACAAAGCAGTTGACCCTTTCTGGCACAACAAATACCCTGTCCAAGGCTTCTACATCCGACGCAAACCCTACTCTGTCTGGGGTGAGAGCTTGTTTGAGAACAACGAAAGCTTGCAGTATGCCAGTAACGATGTCTTTAACCACTACATGGATAACCTGAACCTATCGCTTGACGGCATGATTATGATGGACGAGAACGCCTACGTGGAAGACTTTGTAGTCGGACCAGGCGAAGTGTTAATTTACAAGAACGAAATGCCAAAGCAGTTCAAGTTTACCGAACCAAACCCCGGCCAACTCTCGATGGTGATGAAAACCATGCAAGAAGGGGTTGAAAACGCTACTGTCTCTAGTTATGCCTCAGGTAATGCCAACTCTGAATCTGATAAGACCCAGGGAACCGCGACTGGTGTAACCAAGATTATGGAAGCAGCTCAGGACAAACTCGGCTTCATGCGTACCAACTTCAAGAACTCAATGGAAGGTATTGGCCAAATGTGGGTCTTAAACGACCAGCAGTTCATGGACCGCCAAGTCACCATTCCGATGAACACACCCGATGGCGTCGTGCCAAGTGTGATTACCCCTCTTGATATGCAGGGCATCCTCACGATTACAATTGACGACGACTCAATGAGTCCCGTGAGTAAATCTGGTCTGCGCGAAATGAACAAAGAGTATCGGATGGAAATGCAGGCACTAGCCACCGCTGCGGCCAACCAAGCGCAGTTAATGGGAACCCCAGAAGACATGGTTCGCCTTGACTACCGTAACTTAATGCGTGATGCCTCGTCTGACTACAGCAAACGGTCTTACTCGCAATACATTCTGCCAAACCCAGAACCAAAACCCGCCGAAGCCCCTCAGCCAGAGATAAAGATTTCTGCTAATGTGAAAGATTTTTCCGAGGATGTAAAACGTCAAGCTGAGGAGCGTATGGGTTTTACGCCAAGTACTCAGATTTCACCTCAAGGTATTAAAGACTCGCAAAACCAGACTAAGATGAATGACCAACAAGCTATGGATATGCACACTGTTGCCCAGTCACAACCTAAAATGATAAAAGAAGGAGCAATTCAATGAACGACGTAGATGTATGGAAAGCCAAAGTTGCCAAAGCTGCACTAGTTGAAGATTTTCAAGCTACCGGTATGGGTAAGACTATTATCCAGTGGCTGAACGCGGAGGTCTCCCGACTAACTAATATCCTCGTCGATGATGATGAACTTGACACCAACGAAGTCAAGCGAGCCTTGATTAAAGGTGAACTCAAAGCCTACCGTTTAATCGGCAAGCAAATGAACATTGCGAAACTTCAGGGCAAACAAGCCAAAGCCACCCTCCAAGCCAATGACATTCCCGAAGAAGAAGTTGACCACCGTTCACCCGAGGAAATTGCAAAAAATGCAGGACTCTAACCAGTACGGGGAGAAACCCCCTGTTGACAACCAATTCAAACCCAGTGATAATAATGACCAAGACGGTTTAACTGAAATTATAGACCGCCGCCAGCTCGTCCCACTAAACGACGTTGACTGTACGCACGAGACCTACGTTGTAGACCACTCGGACGAAACAGACAGCTACGTGGCAATGGTATGCAGTAACGAACAGTGTCCTGTCGGCTACCTACAATCGAAATAAACGTATCGAATAATAAGATGAGGAGAAAACAAAAATGAACGAAGAATCAGCACCCGAACCTACCGACGTAGAAGTAGACGCGCTCGATAACTTTGACCTTGGCACCCCCGCTGAAGTCGAAGCTCGCCAGGCAGCGAGTCAAGAAGAGCCAGGTGACGAACCAGTAGTTGAGACGGAAGTAGCACCAGTTAAACCTGAGACGAACCCAGACAGCGAAACTCTTGGAAAAGCCAAACAGTCGATTGAAGTCAAATCTACCAAACTCATTATTAGTTTGAATATGGCAGATGAAGCAATGACCATAGCTCCAGAAGTGATTGATTACAAAGAAGAAGTGCTGCTTGAAGAGGAAAACAAATAATGGCAACGATTCCCAAGCCCCACCCTAAACAGCTCGATGTGATTAACTCACACCAGCGCTACAAAGTGTTGGTATGGGCCAGGAGAACGGGCAAGTCCACGCTGGCTGGGCTGTACACACTCACTAAAGCCCTCGAACACCAAGGCAACTACTACATTGTGGCTCCAACTGAGCGCCAGGCTAAGTCGATTTACTGGAATGATATTCTCCAGTTGGTTATCCCCAAAGAACTAATCGCCAAAGTCAACAACGTCGAGAAAACAATTACCTTCCACCACATTAAAGGCGATATTACCCTCCCTAATGGCACGGTGATTCACGTTGACCACGACGAGAACAAACCACCAAGCACGATTTCACTAAGGGGTGTGGATAACCCAGATGCCCTACGTGGAGTCAAACTTGCCGGTTGTGTGCTGGACGAGTACGCCTTTATGGAGAACGCCAAGTACGTGTTTGATGCGATTATCTCTCCGGCACTGGCTGACCAAGAGGGCTGGGCAATCTTTATTAGTACGCCAAACGGTATCCATAACCCCTTCTACGACCTTGCTAAGACTGCTAAAAAAGACGGCAATGACTACTTCTATTCTCACGCCACAGCGCTCGATAACCCCTACTTCCCCGCCCGTGAGTTCGACCGCCAAAAAGCCCGCTACATAGAAGAAGGGAAACTTGATGCCTTTGTCCAGGAGTGGCAAGCTGAGTTTAAGACACCTTCAAGGTTAGTCTACCGAGCATTTGATGAGGACATTCACGTAGTTAAATCTAGTGACGTTCCCAAAGAAGGAACCTATGCCATGGGGATTGACTTCGGATGGGTTGACCCTTTTGCGGTTATCTTTGTCTTGATTGACTTTGACCAGAACTGGTGGATTTACGACGAGATTTACTTGTCTGAGCTGACGACTGACCGCGCTCTGCGGATTATGCTCGACAAAATTGGCGATAAACACATCTCTCGTATTATTGGTGACGCCCAGGGTAAGACCGACATTGCCAACTTCAAAGAGAAAAAGTTCTACATTACGCCATCTCGTAAGGGTGACGGTTCACTTAAAAGTGGTATTCGTGAAGTCGCTTCCTTCCTCGAACTACGGGAAGTCCGTGAGAATGGCAAGCTCGTCCAAAAGCCAAAACTCCACATTACAAGTAACTGTACCAGTTGGATTAAAGAAGTTGAGTCGTATTCCCACCGCATCGACGCGTATGGTGAACCGACCGAGACACCTGAAGACAAAAATAATCACCTTATGGACGCCACCCGCTACCTAATTACTGATTACACCCAATCACGCAAGCCCATTGAACGGAAGAAGAAAAGCTATGATAGTCGGACCGGAAGACTGCTGAGTTAAGCCACTACCGCCAATTTGTCAACTGCTGTACACTAAAAGAAAAAGGAGCTAACACACATAATGGAATACTTCAAAACCTTCGACCTACCTAGAGCTGCCTTCCTTGTTGTCAAGGGCTTCAAATGCCTTGGTTCAATTCCTGACCCTGACGATAAAAAGGGCTATCGCAGACTGTTTGTTTTAGAGTATGCTAAAGAGGACGAATATCGCTTCCTTGAGTTTGAGGACGATTACCTAAACGGCCGTGATACGGTTAGTGCAATATCTTTCTACCGGGCACAAAAAACATTGAAACACTACATCACCGACTTAACAAAGGAGC